TATTATCATCTATCGTGTGCAACGTGCGCCAGAGCGTAGAGTATTCAAAATTGACGTAGGTAACATGCCAGCACACATGGCCATGGCATTTGTGGAAAAGATCAAAAACGAAATCCATCAGCGTAGAATTCCTACACAAAGTGGCGGTGGCGCAAACATGATGGATGCCACTTATAATCCATTAAGTCAAATGGAAGATTACTTTTTTCCAGTGACATCAGACGGTAGAGGCAGCTCAATTGATACGCTAGCAGGAGCAAGTAACCTAGGCGAAATTACTGATTTACGCTTCTTTACCAACAAATTATTCCGCGGTCTGCGTATTCCTAGTAGCTATTTGCCTACTGGAGTAGACGATGGAACGCAGTCTGTCACCGACGGCAGAGTAGGCACAGCACTCATACAAGAATGGCGCTTTAATCAGTACTGTAAACGCTTACAAGCCATGATTGTGGACAAATTAGATGCCGAGTTCAAGTTGTTCATGCGGTGGCGCGGTGTCAACATTGATGGCCAATTGTTTGATTTGATCTTTGAAGAGCCACAAAACTTTGCACAATATCGTCAAGCAGACATAGATCAAGCCAGGATCAATACATTTGTGGCACTAGAGCAAACTCCATACATGAGCAAACGCTGGCTAATGAAGCGTTATCTAGGATTAACTGAGCAAGAGATGAGCGAAAATGAAACAATGTGGGCCGAGGAACAAGGTGATGTGGACGCAGCACCTGCAGATGATCCAAACTTGCGCAGCGTGGGCATCAGCCCTGGTGGTATTGCAGGCGATTTGGATAATGTAGCGCCTCCGGCTGAAGGCAGTGAGCTAGGGGCTAATCCAACTGAAATGGCCGCCATGAGTCCCATGGGCGGCCCTCAACCAGGTGCAGCAGCTGGTGCCACTGCAGCACCAATGGTATAATTTGAGTATTTGGTTAAATAACAATATGATACTTAATGAATTATACGATTTACCTGTTCCTGGATACCAGTCTGATTCAGCTGACCACACTACCATGAAGTTGAGTGACATGCGTAAAACACGTTTGACGCTGGCAGATCTTAATCGTTTACGCATGGCCAATGATGTACGCAAAGTTGAACACGAGAACAAACTAGAACAAATCACCAAGCAATACAAGCTTCCTGCAGCCGCTCCCACGGTATAGTCCTGTCAAATCCTTCAAAAAACACCCATTTAACCCCGTAATCTAAGCAGTTTAGTAAATAGAGTACAAGCCATATTATTTAAAGGAGTTCTGTATGAACAAATATGAACAGCTGATTGAACACATTATAAATGATGACGACGCAAAAGCCCGTGCATTGTTTCACGATATCGTAGTTGAAAAATCCCGTGACATCTATGAGTCCTTGATGGACGAAGAGTATGCCGAAGAAGACATCCACAGTGGAAATCAAGTTGACTCCATGGTTGATGAAATCACACGTGACGAAACCATGGAAGGTGGTGATGACGACATGGACATGGACATGGACATGGAACCAGAAATGGGCATGGACGACGAAATGGGCATGGACGACGAAATGGGCGGCGAGCAAGATTTAGAATCCAAAGTTATGGATCTTGAGTCTGAGCTGGAAGCACTAAAAGCTGAATTTGAGGCTTTGATGGGCGGCGAGTCCGACGAAGCAGAACCCGGCGACATGGGCGATGATGACATGGACATGGGCGACATGGATGACGAAGAAAACGAATCCATGATGTACGAAGCTAAAGACGAAGATGACGAAGAAGATAAAGAAGAAGATGACGACAAAGAAATGTCGGAATCGGTTCAGCGTAAAGCCTATCCTAAGACTGCAGTTGACTTGATGCGTGAATACGTAGAAAAAGTTGCTGCTCCTGGCAACACAGAGTTTAGCCCAGTTGGTACTAGTGCCGGCGGCGACAAAGCTGCAGGTAACACCAAGAACCCAATGGCAGGCAAGAACGACATGGGCGGCACATCGCAAAATATCGCTCGAGGCGGCGCAGGTGCAGATGCTAATCCAGACGGCAACAGCCCAAAAGGTAAAGTTGACGGCAAGCTAGTTAAAAACGCACAGGAAATTGATGTTGCCAAACGCAATGTCAACAAGCCAGGCGGCAACAAAGGTGCACAAGATTGGTACGGTACTAAAGCTGCAGCCAAAAAAGGTGAAGGTCAAACTACTGACGGATCTGTTCCAGTGCAAAAGAAAAGCATTGAACCAGGCGGCAACTAATTAGGGCAATAATATGGCTTTGTACCTAAGAGAGAATCTTACTTTTGACCGTGCTCAGATGGAAGTCCTTACCGAGGACTCCACAATTGGCGAAGGTAAGAATCTATATATGAAAGGGATATTCATCGAGGGCGGTGTTAAAAATGCCAACCAACGTGTTTATCCCATTCACGAAATAACAAAAGCTGTTAGCACAATCAACGATCAAATCAAAGAAGGACACAGCGTCCTAGGCGAAGTTGATCATCCTGATGACCTAAAGATTAATTTGGATCGTGTGTCACACATGATTATGCAAATGTGGATGGATGGTCCTTGCGGTCACGGAAAACTAAAAATTCTACCAACACCAATGGGTGAACTAGTGAAAGCTATGATTACCAGTGGTGTCAAGCTAGGTGTTAGTAGCCGTGGTAGCGGAGAAGTAAACGAAGGTACCGGACATGTCAGCGGTTTTGATATTATTACCGTTGATATAGTAGCACAACCTAGTGCCCCTAATGCATATCCCAAAGCAATCTATGAGAGCTTGATGAATATGCGTCATGGACACCGCGTTTTAGATGTAGCTCGTGATGCTACACAAGATCAAAAAGTACAAAAGTACCTGAAAGAAGGCATTACACGCCTTATCAAAGACCTTAAGTTAAAATAGGAGAAACCTGATGTTAGATGCTATCAAACCATTGGTAGACAGTGGCATTATTAATGAAGACACTCAACAAGCAATCACAGAAGCTTGGGAAGCTAGACTTTCCGAAGCCAAAGAGACTGTGCGTTCAGAGCTTCGTGAAGAATTCGCTACTAGATATCAACATGACAAGCAAGTAATGGTTGAAGCTCTAGACAAAATGGTAACTGAAAGTCTCCAAAGCGAGCTCGAAGAGTTTGCTGCAGAGAAACAAGCTCTTGCAGAAGATCGTGTGAAATTTAAAAGTCACATGACAGAGAGCACCACCAAGTTCAACAATTTTATGGTTACTAAACTGGCCGAAGAAATTAAAGAACTGCGTGAAGATCGCAAACAATACGAAAACAGCGTAGCTGGTTTAGAAAAGTTTGTTATCAAGCAATTAGCTGAAGAAATTCAAGAGTTTGAGCAAGACAAGCAGGCAGTGGTTGAGACAAAAGTTCGTCTCGTTGCTGGTGCAAAGTCAAAGCTTGCTGAACTACAGAAGAACTTTATTGCTAGATCTGCAGAACTAGTTAAAGAATCAATTGCCAATAAACTAGAGTCAGAAATGACTCAACTCAAAGAAGATATCCAAATGGCTCGCGAGAACATGTTTGGTCGTCAACTCTTTGAAGCCTTTGCAAGTGAATTTGCTGTTACTCACTTAAATGAGAACAAAGAGATTCGCAAGCTACAGGCTATCGTTGCAGCTAAAGAACAAGCGTTAGCGGAAGCTAATCAGCATGTTGAAAAAGCCACAATGGTTGTTGAATCAAAAGACAAAGAGATTAGAATTATTAAAGAATCCACGGAACGCCGGGAAGTAATTGGCAATTTGTTAAGTTCTTTGAACAAGGAGAAAGCTGCAGTAATGAGTGAACTTCTTGAAAGCGTGCAAACTGCAAAGTTGCAGAATGCATTTGAAAAGTATCTTCCAGCAGTACTAAACAACAATGCCAACTCTATTGCACAGCCCAAAGCTATGCTTGCAGAAAGCCGTGTTGAAGTAACTGGAGATAAATCTGCTAAAACCAATGTGGACAATTCAGACAGCATTAATACTGTTGTTGAATTTAAACGTTTAGCAGGGCTAAAGTAAACCCTAAACAGGAGAAAAGGAAAATTATGTCACAAGTACTACTAGAAAGCCGTTGGGGCGAAACCAAAGACGCTCTGCTCGAAGGCTTAAATGGTTCAAAAAGAACCACAATGGGTGTTATTCTTGAAAACACTCGCAAGCACCTTATGGAAACTGCTACTGCAGGAGCCACTGCTGCTTCCAACGTTGCAACACTTAACCGTGTGATTCTACCAGTAATTCGTCGTGTAATGCCGACTGTTATTGCAAATGAAATCGTTGGCGTTCAGCCAATGACTGGACCTGTTGCTCAGATCCACACATTGCGTGTGCGTTACGCAGACAACACCACTGACTCAGCTAGCCCATACGCTACTGGTACCACAGCTGGTGATGAAGCACTAAGTCCATTCAAGATTGCTGTTGCTTATTCAGGCCTAACCAATGGTGGCACTGCTACTACTGGTCGCGCTGCAAGCACAAGCACACTTGAAGGTGTAACAGGTAACAGAATCAACGTTCAAATCTTGAAACAAGTTGTTGAAGCCAAGACACGTAAACTAAGCGCACGTTGGACATTTGAGGCAGCTCAAGATGCTCAAGCCATGCATGGTTTAGATATCGAAGCTGAAATCATGGCAGCATTGGCTCAAGAGATCACTGTTGAAATTGACCAAGAAATTCTAGGTTCATTACGTAGCCTAGCAGCAACTGAGTTCACATTTGATCAATCTGCTGTATCAGGTACTGCTACTTTTGTTGGTGACGAACACGCTGCTTTGGCTGTTCTGATCAATCGTTCAGCAAACCTAATTGCATCACGTACACGTCGTGGCGCTGGTAACTGGGCAGTTGTAAGTCCAGCAGCATTGACTGTTCTTCAGTCAGCTACTACAAGTGCATTTGCACGTACTACAGAAGGCACATTTGAAGCACCTACAAACACCAAGTTTGTTGGTACACTGAACGGTGCAATGCGTATCTATGTTGACTCATATGCAAGTGATAGCCAAGCTGTTCTAGTTGGTTACAAAGGTTCGTCGGAAGCAGACGCAGCAGCGTTCTACTGCCCATACGTTCCGTTAATGAGTTCCGGTGTTGTTCTTGATCCAGCTACTTTTGAACCAGTGGTTGGCTTCATGACCAGATATGGCTACATTGAGTTAACCAATACTGCAAGTTCGTTTGGTAACGCAGCTGATTACCTTGCAGAAATAGCCGTTTCCAACCTATCATTTCAATAATATACACATATTATTGTTGATAAACAAAAAAGCAGCTTCGGCTGCTTTTTTGTTGACTAATTTAATTGGAACGTTAAATTAGAGATAAATAAATGTATGAACAAATACACTTTATGGTACAATTCTATAATAAAAAATGCTCGTACAAGAATTCTTACCTGCTACAAAGAAAGTCATCATATCCTACCACGTAGTTTAGGAGGAACAGACGAAAAACATAATCTAGTTGATTTAACTGCTAGAGAACATTTTATATGTCACTGGTTGCTAGTAAAAATACATACAGGGCAAGCACAACATAAAATGATTTATGCGCTCAATGGAATGAAACGCAACGGTAAAGATAATAAACGATACGAAACTGCTATAACCAGCAAAGTATATGAAAAACTCAAAGTAGAATTTGGTAGAGTACATTCAGAAACAATGAAAGGACGCACCCCTAGTAATAAAGGCAAGCCTATGAGCGAAGAACAAAAATCAAAAATTAAATCTACTAAAGCTGCTAATCCTATTAAAAGAAGTGCAGAAGCTATTGCTAAAACAATTGCTAAACAAACAGGGCAAAAACGAAGTGAAGAGACAAAATTAAAAATGTCTTTAGCAGCCAAAGGTAAGCCTAAGGGTCCAATGAGCGAAGAAGAAAAACAAAAAAGATCGTTAGCTAATAAAGGCAAGCCAAAATCTGCAGAACACACTGCTAAAAAATCAGAAACTCTCAAACGTCTAGCAGCAGAAGGAACGCATCATAGTCGGATTAAAGTTATTTGCCCAAATTGTGCTAAACAAGTTACAAAATTAGTTTACGGAAGATTACACGGTGATCGCTGCAAATCAAAAACATAGATAAATAACTACAACCACTCGGGATGGGAAGCATTAAAGGACCGCAAGGTCCTTTTTTGTTGGCTACGGTAAATATACTTGTTCTACTCTTGAATGAGAACTCTCAGGTAATGCCTACCTTGAGTAGCCTAGAACGCTAAAACAAGGAGAAGTAAAATGGCACGTGGTTTAAAAATTAGTCATCAAAGAAGTGATGGTGCGCTAGTAGATCAAAAAGTTAGTACAACTATTAGCAGTGTTGGCGGCACCGGCGGTCGTCCACAGTGGATTACATCCACTGGTGTAAAAACTATCAAGGCAGAATATAGAGACAGTGCAGGCATTTTACATGCAAACGCTTATATTATTGCTCAAAGAGGTTCAACTAGTTTCTTTGTTGCAAACGCTGTGGGGGCGCTAGAAAATCGTACCCACTCTAATGCAAGTGTAACACTTTGCACAATAGCAGCAGGCGCAGACGCAGCCAATGGCACACCTAGCAGTAGTGCCAGCACTGTGGCTATTGCTGGATATGATACCAGTAATGCTGTCTTCTACGCTAGCCGTATTAGTAACAAATTTGTTTGGGATCAAAATGATGTACGCTACCGGTATCGCGGAAGCGATAGTGTAGCAACCAGCACATTTGCTAATGTGTTTACACATTAAAATGTAAAGTAATAACCCTAACCCGCTTCGGCGGGTTTTCTTTTGCGTTCCGCAAACTTCAAACACTCATAAATACACTGAACAAGGATGAATGCAATGGCCTCTGGCAAGATTTTAAATTCGGATTACACTATTTCCAACAAGGGTAAATGGCTGGCAAATGTGGTAGTAGCTACTCATACTCTGTTTGTTGACGGCAACCTGGTAGTGGGTGGAAACACCACACAAGTTACCAAAACAGATTTATCTATATCAGACAACACAATCACAGTCAACAAAGGCGAAATTGGGTCAGGTGTTAGCCTGGGCACAGCCGGTATTGAAGTTGATCGTGGATCAAGTGCCAATGTAAGTATCCTCTGGAACGAAACGTACGATAGATGGACCATCACCACAGACGGTACCACATTTGCCAACATCTCTACCAGCACTGGAGCCGGTGGATCAGCTCTGGTTGATGATATTGCTCCGGCCTTGGGCGGCAACTTGAACACCTACGCCAGATCAATTTATAGCAGCAACATTGCTTATATAAAATTTGATGATAATGTGGCAATTAGCACCACTGCAACAGCTCCAAGTGCAATTTCAAGTTACAATATAGTTTATTCAATGACACCTGATGGCGGCGGATCTGGACTGTATGTAACAAACACAACAAATTCCAATAGAGAATTGGCCAGCAGTATCAAGGCCATTGTTTATTCATTAGTATTATAAGGACATCAAATGG